TTCCAACACCGTGGTGGCGGCCGCTCCTAGTGCGCCGACCGCCCTCGACATCGACGCCATCGTCGCCAAGGCCGTGGCCGCTGCCATCAGCGCCAAGACCCCCACCGCCGCCCCTGCACCGGAGCCCGTCGCCCCGGTTCGCATCGAGAACCTCGGCAATGCACTGCTCGAGAAGCACAAGGGCTTTCAGGCCGGCAATGACCGCCGCAAGTTCCTGGTGGCCAACCACTCCGAGCTGTTGCGCCAGAGCGCCATCCACGCCCCCCAGAACGCCAACACGTTCGCCTCGGGCCTGGTTGTCGATTATCTCGCCGACGCAGTGATCACCGTGGCCGCCACTCGTTTGGCCTTGGTCTCCGCTTTCAGCCGCAACGTCGGCCTGGACAACCTCCGGCCCCGCGCGTCCGTGCAGGTGAAGAAATATACCACCGGCACCGCTGCCCAGACCAACCCGACGTCCTGGGAAACCAACAACGATTCGACGCTGGCCGCCACCGCGGTCACCGTGAACCAGATCAGCAAGAACTTCACGGTAACCCAGCAGGAGCTTAACCAAGGCTTCATGTTGTCCGACCTGGCTGCCGGTTCTGCCGACCTGTTTGCCTACGGAATCAGCGACGTGCTGACCGCCCTGATGGTCTCGGGCAACTACGGCGCCGCGACTGTTATCGGCACCGCGGCCAACTTCGACACCTCGGATCTGCCTGCGATCCTGGCTCTGGCCAAAAACTACCGCAGCAAGAACCTCATCCTGGACGGTGGCCACATCGCTCGCCTTCAGTTCTCTGCCGCGAGCAACACCTTCCCCGACAGCCGCCTGGAGTTGCTGGCGAACGGCCGGTTCGGCTTCGACGTGGTCGCCGAGAACAACCGCTGGACCTCTGCCGAGACTAACACCGCTGGCTTCGTCTGCGGCCCTGATGCCATCGCCATCGCCTCCGGCCTGCCGGTCGGTATGATCGCCGGTGAGTTCCTCGAGCAACGCGCTGTCACCACCGCCAACGGCCTGAGCTGCCTGCTCTCCGTCTGGTACAGCCGCGCATCCCGCGCTCACATGGCGTCCTACGACATCATGTTCGGCGCCGCGGCCGCGGACACGACCCAGGCCGAAGTTCTGGTCACCGCTTAAGGTTACCCATGAGAATCGCCACAACCATCTCGGTGGACCGAAACGACAAGGCTAAGATTGTCGCCGGCCCCGAAGTCGATGCGTCACTCCAGCGCACTGCCTTCAACACCGCGACTATTCCTGAGGGAGGCAAACTGATCCTGTGGATACAGGGCAGTCTGGCACCGAAGATCCGCAAAGGTTAAACAACCAAAACTGGGGAGGCTGTTGGATACGCTGACAGCCTCCCCTTTAACCGAAAAACAATTTTATGGCCGTCCAAGCAGACATTTCCACAGAGTACAGCATGGGCCGAGAGGGCTTCGCGCTGGTGACTACAACCGCCGCTCAGACCGGCAACTGGGCTGGCTTGATTCCTACCGAGCCGACGGTGTTCACTTCCATTACGGGATTTGGAATATCCGGCACTTGGACATCCAAGACAATTCCGGCTGGCTTCCCGCTGGTTGGTAACATCACCGGCTTTCAAATCTCATCCGGTAGCGTTGTGGCTTTCCTCGCTCGCAGCTAATGATCTCAATCGGCATAGCACTCAATCGGTTGTTTGCCGGTCAAGCCGGTGGCACTGATGCGCCTGTGCTGCGTCGAGACGTTCTGCAAGAGGACGAGTTCTTTGTGCTGCAAGAAGACGGCACCGGAAAAATCGTCATCACCTTTGGCACTTTCGATTCTCTGTTGCGAGAAGACGCTGGTTTTCTGCAACAGGAAGACCTCTTTAAACTCGCAATCCAATCCAACTGACCTATGGCAGACTCTAAAATTACAGCACTAACGGCACTGACTGCTGCCGATCCAGTCAACGATATGTTTCCGGTGGTCGATGTATCCGATACGTCGATGGCCGCATCTGGTACGACCAAACGTATCAGTGCAAACAACATCCTCTCATCCTCGCCAACCGCGAGTGGAGCACTGACTGTCACCGGACTAGTTACCGCTGGCTCCGCCACCATCACTGGCGATCTGACGGTGGATACCTCGACGCTGAAGGTGGATTCGACGAACAATCGGGTGGGTATTCTGACCGCTACTCCCGGTGCGCCGCTTGATATTCTTGCAAACAATCTGGCTGACGCGATTTTGATTCGCGGAAACGACAATGCGAACGTAAGAATTCGTATGGTCAACAGCGGTGCCGGTGGTGAGGAGTTTGCGTTGTCTGCTGGAATTCCCAGTGCTTCAAACAGTTCATTTGTTATTCGGTCAGTGACTGCGGCAAGTAACCGATACATCATCAATCAGACTGGCGAACACGCATGGGCCACCAACGCTGGCACCGCCATGACCCTCAACTCTACGGGGTTGGGGATTGGTGTGAGTCCCGGAAGTGCTATCGGAAATCTTCAAGTTGGAGGTTCTGCTAATGCCAACCTGTACACTCAACAGGGGACTGATACGGTCAGAATTGGTGTCCGCGCCTCTGGTCGAACTGGAATTCTTTTTGATTCATCTAATGCTACATACACAAACCGTGCTTGGTATTTAGATAATGTCGGATCGTCTGGTTCGTTGATAATTGGCCGTCAGGGTCTTGATGTTATTACTTTTGATAACGTCGGCAATGTTGGCGTGGGGGTTAGCACGTTTGGAACCTCTGCCGCTAAGGTACTCGGTCTTGCAAACGCTACTGCTCCAAGCACTTCTCCTGCTGGCATGGGTCAACTCTACGTCGAATCCGGTGCGCTGAAGTTCCGTGGAAGCTCTGGCACCATCACCACAATCGCAGCCGCCTAATTTAAACCACCATGATTACCCTCTCTTGGATCATCGAACGCCTTCTCGTTAAACCCATCGAAGGCAGCAATCCCGATGTCGTGATTACCGCCGACTGGCGTTGCAACGGCACTCAGGATCAATACAGCGGCACCTGCTACGGCTCATGCTCGTTCCAACCGCCGTCTGGTAGTTTCACGCCATATCCCGACCTCACGCAGGAACAGGTGCTTGGTTGGTGCTACAGCAACGGAGTCGATCAAGTGGCTATTGAGGCGAACGTGACGCAGCAGATCAACGACCAGATCAATCCTCCTGTGGTGACGCTGCCGTTGCCGTGGGTGCCGGTGCCGCCTCCGGTTAAGGTTGCGGAGCCTGTTGTTATCGCTGACGCTCCCTCCGCATGATCAATATCGAACTCACCCAGGAGCAGGCCAATAGCCTCCTCCAACTCATCGACATTGCGGTTAAGGCTGGTGGCGTTGCTAACGCCCGTGCAGCCCTTCCGCTTGTGGACCTCATAGTCTCATCCGCACAGCCTAAATCCGAGTAATGGAACCAACGAACAGCAGCACCAGCCCTGGACTCAGCCTAGCAGCAGCGGCAGGTGCCACCGCTGTTTCGTTTATTCCAGCCCTCACTGACTGGGTTCGCCTTATCACCGCGCTCATTGGCTTAGCCTGCGCCATCTACGGAGCCTATAGGCTGTTCAAATCCAAATGAAAAACACGAAAACAACTCTCGCTGGTGTTGGTGCTATTCTGGTCGCTGTTGGTGGGGCTCTCAAGGCCCTGTTCGACGGTGACCCGACAACCAACCTCGACCTGACTACCACTATCGCCGCGGTCACCGCTGGTATCGGCCTGATCTGGGCCAAGGATGCCAAGGAAGCCGAAGTAACTAAGTCGTGAATTGGGTCTACCAGATCCTCAAGGCTCTGCTCGACTGGTTCCGCGAAACACCACCTACCGATGTTCAACACGGCCAAGCACCTCAACCCCTCAAGGATAATCTGGCTGCTCGTGTTGCCGATCTGCCTGGGTTGCCAGATGACCAGGGTGATCCTGGTGCCAAGCGGTGATCCTGTGATGCTGGCCAAGCCGGTGAAGGCCAGCGTCTATGCTTTCGATGCCGACAAGAAGCTGGTCGGGCCATCCCGGGTAACCCTCCCGGCCGGCTGGTACGTCCTACCCAAGAAATAAAACTATGGCCCAGCAAACGATCAACATCGGCACCATCGCCAACGACAACACCGGGGACACCCTCCGCGGCGCCGGCGAGAAGATAAACGACAACTTTACCGAGCTGTATGCCGCCCTGCCGTTGGT